TGTTACTTCGACGCTCTTAATGAATTGGAATCAGACGAAGATAAGGTACAATACTTAATGGCAATATGTAATAAACAATTTTATGGTATTGAACCAATCAATCTTAGTAAAGATGTTAGATTGGTATATAAGAGTCAAAAACATTCCATGGATAAATCAATAATTGGTTGGGAATCCCAAGCTGGTGTTAAGTTACAACCACCTACGGGAGGTACTACCCAAGTACCCTACCAAGGTAGTACCCAAGTACCCCACCTAGTACCTTCGGTACAAGTACAAGAACAAGTACAAGTACAAGTACAAGAACAAGAACAAGAACAAGTACAAGAACAAAAAGAAGTACAAGTAGAAGAACAAGTACAAGTAGAAGGGGAAATTCAATTTGAAAAGAAAAGAAAATTAAGAAAAGATATATTGGATTTATTTGGTATGGCAATACCAGAACAAAGATTATTCAAATATATTGCAATTGCTGATTATAATTCGATTGAACAATTTACTGGTATGGAAATTACTTCAACAGATATTGAATTATTTGAAGAATATAATAATGCAATTAATTAACCCTCCTCAACGTAAGAACACCAGTATACTGGGTAAATTTTGAAATTAAAATAAACTTCAATATATTTGTATATATGGAACAAGATAACCTCAACAAAGAAATTGCTAGCATCCTTTTCAATGTAAAGGATGAGCCAAGGAATGTATCCAAAATGGAAATCAAAGAAATGATTGCAAAGATTTTAGGGTATGGCCAACATTTAATTAATGTGCAACTATTGAGAGGTAAAGATACCTTCACCAACTTATTTGGTAATAGAATGGAGCAGGACCCACTATTAGAAGAATTAATAAACTTATACTACTCAGAAGAACAATGGAACAATTAATAAAAAAATACGGTAGAGCAAATGGCATGGTGCTAGACCTAATGAAAAAAAGATGTGACTTCAATGCCGAGCATAATAAGTTTGAATGGACTGGCGAACTTAAAACACACCAAATAATGGAAGCGACTGGCTTAACAGAACAAGAAGTAAAAGATGCTGTTCAATATTTACTTGGTGTAGGATTTATTAGCCAGTATAAAACCTTTGAGGTTTATTCAATGAATATTTTGGTAATCAATAATCACTAATATAAAATTATGAATATAGAAGATTTCAACAACTTTGAGAAAGCTCCCGATTATGCAGAGAGTAAATGCGTAATCGTTCCAATGGATATTTTTACATTAATTCATTCTCACGAATTTAAATTACTAGAACCAACTCTAACTGATAAGATAATGAATGAAGGGTTGGAATCTCTAACACCAGAAGAATCTGAAAGATTCAAAAGATTACAAATAGATTTGTCTTATCACTTCAACCAAGTATTCAATACACCTCACACCGACAGAAAGTAATATTTTGCAATCTGAAAAATTTGACATATATTTGTAGAAGATAAGAATAAGGTTTATACCTGTTTTTGTTTTTCATTTTTAAACCCTCAACGACTGGTGTACGTTGGGGGTTTTTTATTTATCCTACAAAAATAAAATGAATAATCCTATATTTATCAAATAGGATAAACACACAACTAGTTATCATTATGGAAAAGTTTTTCGAAAAAATAGAAGAAAGAGCAATCAATTATTTCACAATGACTGATGAGGAAAAAGATGAATTGCTGGCTGATTTTGCAAACATATACATCAAAGGGAAATTCAAAGTAGGAATAACCTTCAAACATATTATAAATGATTTGGAGAAGGATATAGAGCGTATTGAATCTCAGAACAGATATGAACTTGCGGCGTTGTTAAATGACGTTAGAATTAGTCTGGCTGAAGTTGCAGATGAGTTGGATGCTCAACATAAAAAACAAATCAATAAAGACAAGAATGTGTAATTGCAAAGGAAAAGGGAAATCACAAACGATTAACAATTTGGACAATGTTGATGTAATCAATTACGCCAAACAAATTTATGATAACATAATCACTCCAAATACAACAGGAGAATATTCTGATTTGGATAAGATTGAAATTATTGGGGCGTATTCATCTTTATACCCCAACGCATCACAAATACCATCACTACAAGATGCAATTGATAATATCCGAATTGGAATAGAATTATATAACGACAAACATACAAAAAGATTTAAACGATAATGGAATCACAAAGAAGACCTGGTAGACCAAGGGTCGAAAACAATTTAGCTGATGGTTGGGTAGATATAATCATCCAATCAGGAAAAGAAGGAAAACATATCACCGACTTCCTAATCATATTGGGAATTAGTTGGGATGCACATTGGGCTCTAATGGAAAGAAATAAAGATTATTACCGAGCCGTCAAGGAATATGAAAAGTTCTGTGAACAATATTGGTATAATCAAATGCATGCTCAAATGGAAGAAAACGGTGGAGCTGGTTATAATTCAAGACTATGGTCTTTGATTATGAGAAACAAATTTGGTGATAGATGGTCTGAAGCTAGTAAGGTTGATTTAACATCCAAAGGTGAACAAATTGAAACCAAAGCACCAATTCAAATTGAAATTATAAAGAACACAATAAAAGAAGACGATGCCGAAAAGTAAATTGAGAGGTGGCAAGAAAGCTCACCGTAAAAGAGTAGCGAATAGAAATAACGTTATACACCAAAAGAAACTTGCATTAACTAAACAGATAATTGCACAAATGAATGAAAAAAACAACGCAAACCAAGATAACAACCAAGTCGGGGAAGGTGTATAATTACCAATACAATTACCAACCAGTGTGGTTGAGACCTGAGATTCATGCCAAACTAAAAGACGTTGCATCAAAGTATAAATTGACATTGAATAAACTTATAGAAAAATTTGTAGATAGCGATGGCGAAAACTAAGACACAATCGGTTGCAACAAGAACATCAAGACCAAAAGTCAAAAGACCTGGTATTCACGCTAAAACAAAATACTCCAACAATAAGAAATCAAAACTATACAAGAAGGTAAACAGAGGACAAGGATGAGTATAAAAACAACGGTAGTCTTTGAGGAATTACTTAAATCAGATGAATTAGATAAAAGAATTGTTATCGCTCAGGGAGGTTCTCGTAGTGGTAAGACGTTTAACATTCTAATCTATTGGATTTACCGTCTTTTGCAAGAGGATAAGAAGACTTTGACCATTGTCCGTAAGACTTTACCATCTTTAAAAAATAGTGTCTTAAAAGACCTTATTCAGGTTCTTGAGTTATTTGAGATATATGACCCCAACAAATTCCACAAACAGGAAGGATTCTATGAGTTAGGTTCCAACATAATCAATTGGACCAGTGTCGATGAACCACAAAAGATTCGTGGTATGAAACGTGACTACTTGTATTGTAATGAAGCCAATGAATTGAAAATAGAGGATTGGAACCAATTAATTTTTCGAACAACCGATAAGGTAATCTGTGACTTGAACCCATCTGAACTAAACAGTTGGGTTTATGATTTGGAGAAAAGAGATGATTCTTATATGTTTAAAACAACTTGGAGAGATAATCCATTTGTATCTGACACAATCATCAAAGAGTTGGAATCACTGAAAGAGAAAGATGAAAACTTGTACAGAATCTACAATCTTGGTGAGAAAGGTATTGCAACCCAATTGGTGTTCACAAAGTTCTCTACGATTGAGAAAATCCCTGAAGGAATGAAACTGTTGGGTAGAGGAATGGACTTTGGTTACAACTCACCAACCACACTAATAGAAATCTATAAGGATGAGGATAATCTTTATATACGAGAATTGTTATATACCAAGAATAAAACAATGCCAGATATAATCTATCAAATGGAAGAATTGGGTTTTGATAAGACAGATACCATTTGGTGTGATTCTGCATTACCACAAAATATTGAAGAATTAAAACGAAGTAGATTCAATGTAAAACCGGTAAATAAGAAATCTATATTACACGGAATTGACCTAATTAAACGTCATCATATTTGGATTGAATCCACATCAACAAATACCATCAAAGAATTTCAAACATATCGATTCAAAGAAGATAAAGATGGTAATCTAATTGATACACCCGAGGATGACAATAACCACAGCATTGATGCTATCAGATATGTATTAGAATCCGAACTAAATAAAAAAGCCGGTAAATTAAAAATATTATAATGGAAAAATTAGAATTAGTAATAGATGATGAAATAGTCGAAGTACCTGATGAAATAACCCTTGGGATGTATCAACAATTGATGTTGAATCCTCAATTATATGATAGTAATCCAAATATGGTTATATCATTATTTACTGGTATTCCATTACCTGATTTAAAGAATTTACAAGTAGAACAAATACAATTACTTCAAGCGTTTGTAGGTCAGAGATTTGTTATACCAAAAGAAAAAGAATTAATCTTAACTTTTGAATATAATGGTATTGAATATGGATTAGAAAATAATTGGTCCAAATTGGCATGGGGAGCTTGGGTAGATTTTGAAGTTTATTCAGCGGATAATATCTACGCAAATCTTCATAAAATTATGTCAATTTTATATCGACCAATTATTTCAAAAGATAAAAAGAATGCAAAAAATTACAAGATTGTACCGTATAAATCTGAGGAAATTGATGACCGAGCAGAAGTCATGAAAGTAGTTCCTGTTTCTTATTGGTTAGGAGCATCACAGTTTTTTTTTTCAATCGCAGAAATATTCATAACAAATATGCAGGCTTCTTTGAAGTCGAAGAACAAGATGAACAACAGGATTCTGACAGCATGGAAGATACTCCCAAAATTCCTGCAAAAGAAGCTACCGCTAGATTCTATTTTAATCTCACGTACCAACTCGCAAAAGAAGATATTACAAAATTTGAGGAAGTCTTAAACTCCAATTTATATATCTGTTTAAACATTGCGTCAATATTGAAAGATAGA